TCTTCCAGCTCGAGTTATTACTTTATTCTCTGTTCCTTTAGTAGTAATTCAAGGATCTCCTGGATTTGCTACAGTAGTTAGAACTGTCCATTATACTAAAGAGGCTGGCACTGCTTACACTTTAGGCGCAGCAGTACGATTCTTACTTCAAGGTGCTGGTGGTGTATTTACTTGTCATGAATTTCCGTTAGCAGGTTTCTTAGATCAAACTATATACCAAGTAGCTGGTGGAGTTGGTCCATCAAACATCGCCTCCGGACTTTTTCCAACTCCAGTTATTGAGTCTAATAACGGTATAAACATAGAACTCTCTACTACCGTAGCGGATGTTGGTGCTGCTGGTTCTACTGGAGTAGAATTAACCATCTTTTATGAGCTTTGGCCTATTAGGTTTTATATTTAAGGTATTATGGCATTAGATACTTGTCTCGACGCGGCCGGCAATAAATTCGGAGGAGTAACGAGCGGACTAGCAGGATTCGGAGATGTCGTTACAGATATCAGATCCAAAACCGGAACCGTTCAGAAGTGCTGGTCATATACGGGTTTAATCGGAGACTGGCTCATTCTACTTCGAGCGAATCAGCCAGAAGGCGGAATTAGAGAATTCACGGTTAATTCAAGAGCTCTTACAATCGTTTCTCATGCAGATGGCGGCGGGTTAGTTTCTGGTGGACCTGCCGTTTCTCCTGCATTTACCACGCTTCCTCCTACCGGAAATAATTTCATGGTGGGATTTTTAGGATAAGATTATGGCTAACGCAGTTAAAGTTCTTACTGACACTATCCTTCCTACTTACATCTGCAGAAAAACTATTTCTGCAACTCAAGCTCAAGGGTTATTTGGTGCATCTTTAGATTTCACACTTCCGATGCCGGGATTTGTCCAGCTTCCCAAACTAGTTCATGTTAGAAAAGCTGCTGGTGCGTATGGGATTGCTGCCGTTACGGCGTTTCAAATATTATCTGGAACTCTAGCGGATAACATTCCTCTTTTCGCTATTACTGTCTCAGGATTCTTTGACGCGGCTGGTGCAATGACTTCTACTGGAATCGCAACTGGAAATGGTCTTGCTGCATCTTTTGGTCTTCTCCCTAACTTAGATTTAATTGCAGGAAAAGCACTTTCTCTTTGTACTAAAGGTGCTGCATTGACGGGTGCTGGTGGAGAATTAGATATTACAATTCTTTATACTGTTATTCCATTAACTTATTCGATGATCTAATGCACTCCGACTTCAATAAACTCTGGAAGCCTAACAAAAAACAGGAAGCTTTCCTGTCTCTTCCAGATGATATATTTGAAGCTTTATACGGCGGAGCTGCCGGCGGTGGAAAATCTGACGTTCTTCTTATGCTTCCTTTTGCTCGACGTTTCTACGAGCATCCAAAATTCAAAGGGATTATCTTCCGTCGTACATTCCCTGAATTAGAACAATCATTGATTAATCGCGCCAAAACCGGCGTCGGAAAAGACGGACCGTCATATTACGATTTTGGCGGTTCCTATAACGATCAAAAGCACGTCTGGACATTTGAATCTGGCGCTACGATTCGATTCTCGTATTTGACGACTAATGACGACGCCCGTTCTCACAAGACTGCAGAATATCACTATATTGGATTCGATGAGTTAACAGCGTTCGACGAATTCCAATATACATATCTTTCTTCTCGCTGTCGTACAGTAGATCATGATCTTCCTGCGATTATGAGAGCTGCGTCAAATCCTGAAGGTATCGGACTTGCATGGGTACGGGAACGCTTTATTATTCCATGTGTCGAGGGCGGCAAGAGAATTTACAAGAGAGAGTCAAATTCTTCGTCGATTTTCATTCCTGCTAAACTAGCCGACAATCCACACCTTTTTGAGTCAGATCCAAATTATATTAATCGTCTTCGTTTACTCCCTATCGCAGAGCAAAAAGCTTTAATTGACGGTGATTGGTTCATTTTTTCTGGTCAAGTCTTTCCTGAATTTAGAGCAGAAAGACATATTGATGAACCAGAGAACGCCGTACACGTTATCGAACCGTTCGAAATTCCCACTTGGTGGCCTAAAATTATCGCTTGTGATTGGGGTTTCACACATAAGACTTCGGTATTATTTGGAGCTGTTTCTCCTGAGGGACGTGTCATTGTATACCGTCAATACACTTGCAAAAAGGAATACATTTCGACTTGGGCCTCTAACCTTAGACGTCTCTCTCAATTTGATGAAAATATATTAGCGGTTGTTCTTGACCCATCGGCGTGGCAAAACAGAGGGACTGAAAAAACGATCGCTGATCAATTCCGTGACTTCTCACTTTTTGATCCGGAGAAGGCGGACAATGACCGTTTAGGCGGAAAATTACTCGTACATGAATTCTTACGTTGGAAAAAGAGGCCGCCCCGATTCTTACCGTCCGAGGGTTATAACGAAACTAAAGCGCAAGAGATAAACAGACGATACGGTACGGACGCGATGAAGGAATATCAGAAGATGTTTCTTCCCGAAGCTGAAGAAACGAATCTTCCGAGATTACAGATCTTTAATACTTGTAAAGAACTTATTCGTACTATTCCTCTTCTCGTATATAATCAAGATGCAAATGACCCAATGAAGGCCGAAGACGTTGCCAAGATGGACGGCGACGACGATTATGATACTCTTCGATATCTCTTAAAAGCTGTAGATCGTTACGTATTAAGAGTACAACAAGAATCAGAAGATCGTGTTAAACTCTCAACGATTCTTCTTAATGCTCACAATGATCCGACGCATTTTTATCGTGAAATGGATAACTATGATAAAGTTACGAACGCTGATATATCAGTTTCTAGGTATCGACCTTATTTTAATTGAGCGTGATAAAGTACTTGAATTTCTTACAGAACAGAATGAGATTCTTAGACTTGAAAATGATCAACTTAGAATTAAACTCGAACGATCTCTTGTTCCTGACAATTCTCCGGCTCCGGACTTAAGAATTGCTGGAAGAGAGTCTTGGGGTTCCATTGCGAGAAAATTTGAAGCTTCCGGATTACAGATACGCGCGGCAAGGGAAAGAGAGAAGAAAGAGCGTGAGGTTACAAAATCTTCTTAAATGGGCCTTTGCTGTTTTGTTTGCTCTTTCTGGGTATTTTGTTCGCGGTTGGTACGAAAACGTTAATCAAAAATTTGAACAAGTTGAACACGATCGTGCTAGTTTGATTATTTTGGCTAATGAAGTTAAACATTTAGTAAATAATCAAACTAGAATGATCGAACAACTGAATTCGATGAATGTAAAATTAGACGAGATTAGGAGAAAGTGATGAAGAGATTAATTATCTTAAGTCTTCTTTTAACCGCTTGTAATACGATTTATACGAATCAGGATGCTTCTCAAAGAGACGGTGGGGGTTCTAATCCTAATGAACCATCTTCTATTTGTGCTCCAGTAGACAGAGTTCGTATTGTGAATTTCCCGTCGGCACTCTCTATTGGTACAAATGCTGGGATTGATGTTACTCCTAAAGATCCTTTTGGTAATAGTCGTTCTGACGCTTGTAATGAAAAAGATGGGAATCGTTGGGATTCTAATGATGATACTTGTACTGTTTCTTGTCCTACTTGTTTCAATACGACCGTTCGAGGAGTCTCTAATGGGACTTGCAAATTAAACGCAACCGTCGCTGGTAAATCTGACTCTGTAGAATTTCCTGTTCAGTGAAGGATTTTATCGCACGGCAATTAGGAAAAAGGACAAAAATGAAAGATTTTCTTCATAGGAACAAAGTTATCATAGGTGCTCTTATGGGCGGAGTTTCTATTTATCTTCGCTTCTCTTGTCCGGGTCTAGACCATACCATTTGTGACGCTCTTGAAACCGGCTCAGGGTATCTTTCTTCATTCTTAATCGGAGCTGGCGCACTCGACTCTGATTACAGACAAAAATTTGTACAGGGCGTAATTATTAAGACTGACTAATGGAACTAACTGAACAACCCGTTATGCCTGAAGTATCCGAAAGTGAGGAGAAGTCTATAATTAAGTCCATTATAGACCAGTATCTCATTGAGGATAAATTCGCACATGATCTAGTTATTCGTATTAATAAGAAGCTCGAGCTCTATTATAAAGGTTATCAGCGTACTTTCTGGTCTTATATTCACAACGATTGGGACTCTCCTGATTTCCCGTCTTTCGATCCGTCTTTATATAACCGTAATCAAGACGATATTCCAGATTCAACTACTAAAGTCTTTAACGTTTTCCGTGGTTACGGAGAGTCAATAATCTCAGCCTTAGCCGCCGGAATTCCTGCAACCAAATTCTTTCCGGATAATGCTGATAACGTTGTAGATATAGTAGCAGCTAAAGCTTATTCGAGAATCGTTAAAAAGATTGAAAAAGAGAACGATGCGTCAATCCTCTTCGTAAAAACTCTTTATACTCTTTGGATTTCTCACTTTGTGGCGGTGTATAACTATGCACACCAGAACCCAAAGTTTGGCTTTATTACTGAGGAAGTCACCGAAGATATCGAAGTCCCGTTTAAAGACCCCTATTGTCCATCTTGTGGGTCTGAAGAACTTCAAGAAACTCCTGAAGGAGCAATTTGTCCTAACTGTGGACCAACCGTTCCCGAATTTAATGAAGGAGTGGAGACTAAGGAACAAGTAAGTTATAAGAAAGTTCCTAAGACCCGTGAAATTGTAGAAATCTACGGATCGTTAAATGTACAGATCCCTTCTTACGCATTCGACATTAAAGGATGTCCTTATCTTCGTTTAAATCGTGAAATCCACCAAGATTTAGCTCGAGAATTATTCCCCGATTATTACGATAAAATCTCGGGCGGCCCTGATACTGTTGAATTAGATCGTTGGAGCCGTTCTGCTACTGAGTTATCACGAGGATCTGATCAAAATCTTGTAACTCTTTCTCAAACTTGGTTACGTCCTTGGGTGTTTAATAGTTTGGGGCTAGATAATCAAACTCGATTAATCCTTAAAGAAAAGTATAAAGACGGGCTCCTTGTTTATACTGTTAATCAAGAAATCGTTAAAATCATTCCTGAAAATCTAGAAGAGCATTGGACCATTTCACGAAATCCTACTTCAAATCACTTACATACTGAACCTCTTGGTCTTAATATGGTTGACGTTCAAGACGTAGTAAGCGAATTAGTTAATATTGAAGTACAAACGATTTCATATGGTATCGGTGAGACTTTCGTAGACCCTAAAGTAGTTAATCTCAAATCTTACAAAAAGGGCAAATCTCAACCAGGAATGATTACGGCAGCAGTACCGTCGCCGGGTAAAACTCTTGCAGAATCTTTCCATACTATTAAATCTGCGACGCTTTCACAAGAGGTTGAGAATTTTCAATCTCGTGTAGAACAGTATGGTCAATTTATTTCTGGCGCATATCCGTCTATTTATGGCGGATCTATGCAAGGTGGATCAAAAACTTTAGGAGAGTATCAGGATTCTAGAGCACAATCATTACAGAGACTTTCTCTTACTTGGAAGATGCTTAATATTCTCTGGCCGGAAGCGATGGAAAAAGCGGCCAGAGAGCACGCAGACGTTATTAGATCCTCTAAACAGGATTCTTTCTT